GGTAGATGCGGAGTTTGGCGTCTTGAAAATTGCGGAGTTTGAAGATGTATTGCTTCCGGGAATGGACACCTTCCCATATGCATCTGTCCATCCTTGCGTCTGTCCGGCTGCATACTTATTATGGGGAAACCTCGCAATCGTAACAGCGTTTCCACTGTCTGTCGCCCTGTACAGAACAACAGCATTGTTCCCGTCATTCGCCATACTCAGTGTATGGGTGTTTTGCGCGGGGTTACTGGTAGATGCGGAGTTTGGCGTCTTGAAAATTGCGGAGTTTGAAGATGTATTGCTTCCGGGAATGGACACCTTCCCATATGCATCTGTCCATCCTTGCGTTTGACCTTCACCGTACCTATCCGCTTTTCCTGCAACGGTGTACTTGATTTCGGATGTCGTACCGTCCGGCTTTGTATAAGTGTCCACAATGGTGAACCGCTCACTATAATCAAGTGTTTTGATCGTAGTCTCCTGACTTGTCGCCGCTCGTGTGGTTCTCGCAATTTGCGTCTGCCCGTAAGTCCACCCTTTGTTATACACAGGCGTCGCATTTACAGGGAATGTGTCAATCTCATATCTGGTCGTAACCGTTGGCGGAGTCTGCCCGACAATACTCACGACCTTCATCGGCACATTCATATACTTATCGCTCGACCCAAGCATAGGAGTGCCGTTTGACTGTACAGCCAGCAGCTGATCCGGGTTGCCGGTGAAGTCTACTGTATATGTCTTTCCCGTGTCGGGATTCGTCGATACAGTTAACCTGCTGCCGCTCCAAGCTCCCGACAGATTTGTAATTTGGGCGGCTTTACTAAAAGTTCCGGCATCCTGCCAATCACTGTCATTATATGTTTTGTACTGAAGAACGTATGTGTTTGCCTGCTGGGCAGGAACAACCTGAACCTCTTTGATGAACGTCTTGACTGAAGTGCGGACATCCCGGCCCGTCTGGGAATCGTGATAGGTCAGCTGCAGGTCACTTCCAATCAAATTATTTCCATGGAGATCCTGGACGGCCAAATTGTTAATCAAGCCGATTTGGGCGCCCAGCGCACTGGTCTTCAGATAGTCTGTTTCCAGCGTGGTGACCTTCGCCTTGACTGCGTTCAATTCCCCAATGGTTGCTTTCCCGGCAATCAGGCCTTCCATATTACTCAGCTTCATGCCAAGGGTTTTGGATGTTTCGACAAATTTTGTTCCGTTCCAGTAATATACTTTGTCAGTCGTCCGTTCGCCATACAACACGCCGCTTTGACCTGTGATTTCAATCGTCATTCCGGAGTCGGAATAAAAATGCTTGCCGTCTGAACTTAAATAACCCTTGACCAGACTGTCACCGGCCAGGATACGGTCCCCAAGCAGCCGGGTTTCCGTGGATGTTCCGCCATCACTGTCATTGATCTTCTGAACCAGAATACCGGCAGTCAGCGTATCATCATCATACAGGCCCAGTGCAGTATAGTCAGACACATTACTGTCAAGCTGATTAAAATTAATCTTTGTAGCATGATACGTATTCCATTTTGATGGATCGAAAGAAGATTCGGAATCATGCTCTGCCGAACAGGTATACGGACGCCCGTCATAGATCACATTGTCTCCGACTTTGTAATGTTTTCCGGAAGCCCAGTTCGGAAATGCCACAGCATTAACCTTTTCTGCAATAATACCTCCGGTCAGCGTATCATCCGTGTAAACACCAAGCTCAATCAGCTGCCGGGCTTTGATATCCACCTGGTCGCCTTCAATTTTGGTATTTACTGCAGTATACCGGTCCCACTTGGAGGAATCAAACCGGTTATCGGAATTATGAGCAACCTTGCAGATCCAACCGTTGCCGTTAATTGTTACCTTCTGTCCGACATCATAATGCACTCCGGACGTCCATGCGGGCCAGCTTGCGGTATTGATCTTATCCACAATGATACCGCCCATCAGGGTATCTTCATCATAAAGACCAAATTCCGTTTCATTCCGGCGAATCTTGATCCCGCCGCCGGACTTGATGATCAGTGTCTTAACGCCGGTATTCGGATCCGTGTAGATATCATATTCACCGGCAACACCGACAATGTGTTCCCTTTGCGTCCACAATGCTGATCCGTCGTAAGTCGCAAAATGCTCGTCATGCTCCCCAAGTTTTTTACCGACGGTCTGCCGTACGCCGTTCAGATCATCCAGTTCGAATGCCGCGCCATCCAACAGTTCTACACCCTTGCGCCCTTTGACTTCATGCCAGTATTCCTCGTTCGTGATGGAAATGTTCCATGAAGCGGGTGCATCTTTGATACACAGATATCCATGCGTTTTATTATCAGGATCAACAAACCGCACCCGGTCCCCGGCATGATAATCTTTTGTAATATCCCATAACGGCCAGTCATCGTAATAATCTTCTTTAACATTAAATGCACCGGCAATATTTATAATCTCGGCTTCGTTCTGAAATACAGCGGTACCCTGAACATCCCCTTGTATTGAATCAGTTGCAAGGGCGGTCATTTCAATATTATCTGCCTGTATATTAACTTGCTGGGCAATTAAGTCAATCTGTTCCGCATTAATTTCAGCTTTTTCTTCTACTTCTTTGTATAACTTGTATAGCTGTGTAACGCTGCCTCCTGTGGAACTGTAATCTCCGCTGCTGGTTCGGCTTCCACGGCTTGTACTTGTCCGGTTGTTTGTATAATGAAATTTCGTGTTCAGAGATGAATCCGGAATTCCAATCTTATAGGAAGTGTTCGCCGGATTTAAAATGTCCATCTGAACACTCATGCAAGTCAATGTCTTTCTTACCGGAACATGATACAGATCAATAAACTCAACGGTTACCTGATCTCCGACATGAATCTTGTCCTGATCAAAACCAAGCAAGTGCAGATCCACTGCTTTGACATTAAAAGAGAGCACTCCATCAAAGTAGTGCTCTTTAATCCATTCCCGGGCAGCTTTTTCAATATCTGCCTTTTTTGTAAGATCTCCAAAGTCAATTACCTTATAAATAGTACCATATCGCTCAATCGCCTGCTCGTATTCAACCTTTGAATGATATCCACTGTTTAACTCGGCATCTGTATAATGATCTACAATGGAGGGCACACTTATTGCCCGCGCTGTGATCGTTTCATTACCGGCCATAAAGTTTTACCTCCATTTTGATTTTTTGTATGACAAATCAGTCATCATCCATATTGCTGACATTATATATTCTTTTAAAATTAGCTGTAATCGAAACATCCTGATTTGGCATTGTAAAAACACATGGCGATCTTGACGCACTTGCTCCACCGCTGAAACCCGTAAACTTAAAACCAAATGCCGGCTGAGCGCTTACAACAACAGCTTCACCTGCCTGTGCGTATGGTTTATTAACGCCGGCAACTCCGCCAAAAGAAGGTGAGCATCTGACGGATACAGAATGCGAGTCCATAACAATTCCTTCTCGCTGATGTGTCGAATAAACTGCAGTAATCGATACATCCTCATTCCCCATCACGAAACTGGCGTTTTCATAACTTGAACCGGATATTGTAACTCCTCCGGAATTCACACGCCATCCGGCAAAACGATACAATGTCGGTTTGAAAATATGATTCCTTACAGAAGACTTTAGTAACACAGTTTCTCCGCTTTTTGCTTCTGATTTACTTGCGGATGCCACAAAATTCAGACCCATACCAGCTGGAGAACTGTTAACCGTTATTTTATGTATTCCGCCTTTTCCGCCTCCGGTGGATCCGTCTGAATAATTCCAGCCTTTGCCCATTGGCAGGACATGCGTGAAAATATTATCCACTTCAACGGTATCTGAAAGATCCACGGTATTCTTGCTGACTGACATCACCTGGTCAATTGCACCTTTTGTAAAATAATTCCGCATCCAGTCCAGATATAACTTATTATCTGAATCATTATACCGGACGCGCATAAACCCGGCGTAATTGCTGACCAGTTCATCCAGCCATTCTTTCACTGCTTTGTATCCCTTATTAGTGCCGAAGGTTTTCGTTTCATTCGGAATTTTCTGATCTTCTGCAATTCCGGATGAATAATTTCCTGGCATTTCACCCATAAAAATCTGCTTTTCCGGAGAATCCGTCATGCAGTAATTATGGGCGTCGAGCAGCATCTGAATATAATCTTTCAGCGGGACATTGAATCCTTTTTCTTTTCCTTCAAATACAGAATCCATGAAAAAGGTATACGCACCCTCGCAATGGATCTTCTTGGATCTGAACATGTCCCGGTCGATTGTCAGAACCCTCCCGAAAAACACCGTTTCCCCGTCATATTTGATCCGGATCAGTGTTCGCATATGTTTCCATATGTCAATATATTTACTTTTAGGATCCACGGTAAGTTCCACGTTTCCGGCATTTCCAAGTTCAGAATTCATCGTCAGATTCAAAAACGGCCGTTCCATATTGCTTGTCGCAGGAATACTGAACAGCAGAACTTCCCCGGTTCCGGGATAATTCGGAAACGGATTAATGTCCCTAACATAAATATCAAACATTACAGAATCCCTCCGCCGATCCCGTTTACCGGATATTTAAACGGCTCCAGTTCATAGCTGATGGTCACGCTGGACCAGTTGGTCTTTCCGTCTGAGCCGAATTTGTCCAATTTAAAACGCCCCTTATAAAAATACGCCGGTTCGTCCAGCAGCGCCATGTACAACACCTTTCCGTGAACGAACCGGAGCATATCATTGTACCGCTCATTCCACAGGCCATAACCGTTCGCTACAAAGAAATCCAGCGTTCCTGTCCGGTTCTTGTAGGTCGGCTCGCCTGTGAGATATTCGCTTAAATCCAATTTTCCGTTCGCGCCTGGGAGGTCTACGTAATTGGTGTAGACCTCCGGCGGCACGATTTCAGGACGGGAGGTGGGAATCAGATGCCAGTCATCCCACGTATTAATACCCCTTTTAAATCTCCGTCCTGTCTCATCCCATTCCGGATGCAAGGATACATCCGTGAAAGTGACTGAATGCTCCAATTCTTACCCCTCCCTTCCTGCGTAAAATCCGCGTCTGCCAAGACCTGCGTCAATTTCATTGATCAGGCCGCCCACAACTGCTCCGGTATCCAGAACAACCCGCATTCCGTTCATGGAATCGGACAGTTCGGAAACCCGTGCGCCGAGCGATGCAATATCTCCGCGGATGCTGCTGATAATTTCTGAATAATCCACTGTAATCGTTGGTTCACGTCCATAATCAGGGTTTGCATACTGTGCACTCATGTTCATTCCGGTCATATCAATCGGATAAGGAACTCCAGAGAAACCCATTCCACGGATTGCACTTGCGGCGGCATTTACATTGGTCATGTCCACAACCGGTGTAATCACCGGACTGATATCCAGATCATCCACAGCCAGATCCAGAATACCCTTCAGAATATTCCGGACATTCTCCACGGATTCTTCCGCCATGCTGCCGGCCGCTTCAATCGGTGTATCGCTGTTAGCGTCAATGCCCTGTGCAAGTCCGGCGTCCAGATATTTTCCGAACTCCGCAAACAACCTGGAAGGAGAATGAATCTGCCAGCTGACCGTGAATTTCCCGCTGATAGCATTAGCCAGGTTTTCAGCTGCGGCGGTTGCATATCCGGTATTAATACCGTTGGCAATACCCTTGTTCAGGTTCTCACCGATCGTATGACCTTCATTGTAAATGCCCATGGTGCCTGTTTCATTTACTGTAGCACCGATAGCACTGAAAATAGCATCAAACAGCGCGCTTGCTTTGGCGACCACTTCATCGTGATGCAAGCCAATACCTTCGATAATGCCAAGCGTTAAATTTTCGCCATACGATTTACCGTCAGCACTGGCAGTTGACGTCATGGTTTGAAGATCCTTGATAACGCTGTCAACGCGCTGATCAAATGTGGTTTCATTGCCTTTAGCATCCGTTGTTTTGAACATATCCAGAATGGAATCCTGAAAAGCCTTCTTTGTCTCCGGCTTTATTGTAAGAACATTATTCCACATTTGCTGCGCTTGTGCCGCAGCATTCGGATCGGATATAATGGACAACAATTTATCTCCGTTTTCACCTAACACGTCGTTTATTGCACCTTGAACCTGAGTAAGACCTTCTGTAAATTGTGAAGTATCCATTCCATAATTGATTGTTCCGAAATCGTCAACCATTTCAGGCTTCACAACGAATGTCAGAAGCCCTTCCTGAATCATATCATGGATTTTCTTTGCAATCAGAAGTTCTTCATCAGCTGTGACAATGGACTTCAGGATTGCGTCGCCCAAACCGCTGGCATCAAACTCTGGAAGCCCCTCGGAGTCAAGACCCTTCTGAATTGCATCAAACAATCCCTGCAGAATTGAAACTCCGTCAAAATAAATATTATTCATCTTGCCGGTTTCCTGATCGAACATGGTACTCTTCTGAAGAGCTTCATAAATAAGCTCAATATCAGATATATACTGTTCAAGGAATCCTGAGGAATGAAGCTTGCGCGAAAATGCCATATAGTTTTTCATCCATGTGTCTGATCCAAGACCTGATGATCCGGAGAACATACTAAACATATCAAATGCGTTTAAAACATTATTGAATATATTTTCATATTTAGCGGAGCCTTGCTTGCTGAAACGATCGGTGAAATCTTTCATGCTGCCATTGAAAAATATATTATCAATTTGATCATAAAATCTTCCTATGCTTGCCCAGAATGTTCCAATATTAGAAACTACATCTACATCTGTAATTTTATTGGAAAAGAAATTATTGATCCGTGTAAAATAATTTTTTAAATCATCATCACTTAGTGTAAACAATCTAAACATATTATCGCTAAACATTGTACCATTCATAAAATCAAACAGTTCGCCAATGGCATCAAATATAACTTGGTATTGTATCCGTGCTTCATCTGTAAAATACTTTTCATAATAAGACAAACCGTTGAGATCATCGCTTGAAGCAAACATTTTTTCTTCCATAATTTGATACGCATTTGCTACAAGCTGAGTCATATTTCGGAACGTTGCAACAGCGGGCGCTCCATTTTCACCAACACTGGTAGTAAAGAAAGTATTGATTCTGTTAAAGAACGTGGACAACTGTTCATCTCTTAATTCACCAAAGGTTTTTCTAAAATTCTCCGAAAACAGTGTTTCAGAAAGCGACCCATACAAATCAGTAATAATATCCATGACTCTATGAATTGCTTCATAGGCTTTTCCGCCTTCTGCAAAGCTTTCAAATGCGCTGAAGTCAAGATTATTAAACTGATTTATTTCAGCGGAATCCAATACTTGGCTGTTTTTATTCATTTCGTCTCGAAAATGTCTAAAACCAAAAAATTCCCCAATTGAAGCAAGCATTGTGGACGTTTGCTTTTCATCTTCAAACTCCCCGCTAATAGACTTAAACGATGTGTCGAATGCACTCAGTATTTCCATGATCGTCTGGGTAACCATCCGGAAAACTTCTGCAATATTTGTTGCATAGTCAATAAGATTTGAATCACCAAGACGCTCTTTCAAATCTGCAAGCCGCTCATAAATACCGGTCATTCTTTCTGTCACATCTACAATGTTTTCAACTTGTTCAATAGGCATATCGTTCAGCAAGGTCTTCATGGTGTTGGTTACTTTATCCATGTTTTCCTGGGCTAATGCATTTCTTTCCTTTACATTCAAGCCCCCATGGGTCATTGCATCCACACCCTCGCCGATACCTTTTCCGAGACCGGCGGCAAAACCGCCAAGACCTTCTCCAAGACTTTTGGCAATGCTTCCAAGCGTCTCGGCAATGTCTTTCATTTTTTTTTCAATAGCCTTTGGGTCACCACCAAGTGCTTGTATAGCGGCATCCAATCCAGTAATGACTCCTAAAACCGCTATCATTCCGCCAATAACTATGAGAACAGAACCAACACTATGTAAAGTTGCTTTAGGATCCAGTCCTAACCCTCCGGTGCCTGTCTGAATTTTGGCAAACATCGTTCCGGCAGCAGCGGCAGCGATCATGATTCCCGCAATACCCAACATGATGCCCATAATATCAAAACCGAGACCGTTCTGATCTGCTCCAGCTTCTTTAAGACCAATTCTTGCATCTTTAATGGCGTCAATAATCTTGGGAATAAACGCTGCAGCAACGGCTATGGAGCCAACTACAGTGACCGCGGATGTCAATCCTTCAATCACTTTGGTCCAGATCTTATCTTTCAGCGGATTTGCGGCGCCTTCAATTTGATCCATAATATTGCGAATGTCTGTTCCGTTTGCATCTTCACCGCTTAATGCTTTCATTAATGTCAGCACAACAGTAACCAGTCCCGCAATATATGTACCGTATTTTGATATCTTTTCTTCATCAAAATCATACTTGTCCAGAATCGCCATGGAAGCAACAAGACCAAGCACACCGATACCGACCTTTTGAAGTTCGTCGCCAAATGAATTAAAATCAACTTTAAGCCACTTCTTCAATCCGCCTTCAAGCGCTCCTGCACCAAGTTGCCATCCTTTTGCGGATAACCACAATTCAAAAATCGGTTGAATGATTTGCCGTACTGCATCTACAATCCTGCTTACATCATCAACAATACTGTCAACTTTTTTTTCACCTTTGATCACTTTCCCGAGTTTCTCGAAGAATCCGCCTAAACCTTCGAACAATGCAGACACAAGCTTTGCAGCACCTGTGAGGAATGTTGAGATGCTTTCATCGAAATGCACATCCTTTAAACCTTCCCCGATTCGGTTAATAAATGTGCTCATTGTTTCAATGATTTTATCAAGAAATGTCTGCTTTTTATTAAGACCCTTGCCTTCCGAGATAACATCATCTGCCGCTTCGACAACCTCAGATGTTCCCTCGGCCATTGCACTAAGCGGATTCACAATTTCTTCAGTCTCTGCCAGCATCAGTTCTGCGCCGTCGATCGCTGCGGAATCTTCATTTCCTGAATCACTCTTGAATAATCCAAGAATCCAGCTGAATATATCACTGAAGAACTGCCCGATTGGTGCCAATGTATCTTTTGCCCATGGCACAAAAGTATCATTCCACCATGTTGACACGGTATCGACTGTTTTCTCAAACCATGAGGCAAACTCAGTGGTCATGATTTCGTTGCCGTTTTCATCAAATTTTCCTGTGCCAACAGTCTGTTCGGTGAAGAAATTCCATATTCCGGAAAATGCTTTTCCAATGGCTTCCCCGACTGGCTTGAATGTATCCTTTATTCCTGGGCTTATTGTATCCCACCAGTCTAAAATCTTACCTTTGGCAGATTCAAACCACTCTGAAATTTTGGCAACTGTATTGGCAATCCATATCTGGAAACCGGTTCTTCCGTCTGCGTCATTTTCATCCGCTTTTGTGAACCAATCATAAACAGTTGTTGATGCACTAACTATTTTCTCCCACAACGGTCCAAATACCTTGGCGACAAGCGGCTTAAATGTTCCTTCCCACCAGGTGCTGACTGCCGTTGTAGTATTATTGAACCATGATGCAATGCTTTCAAATATATTCGCGATCCATCTCTGGAACCCGGTTTTGCCAGTCTCCGCATCGCCCTGAGTAAACCAGTTATAAGCGGTGATAATCGCATTTTCAACAGACGCCCATAAAGGTCCAAATGTCGATTTTAACGTTGGCCAAAGTGTTTCTTCCCACCATGTAACAACTTGGTCGCTGGTATTCGTAAACCAGGTTTTAACACCTTCAATAATATTTGCGATCCATTTTTGAAACCCGGTTTCACCAGTGTCCGTATCTCCCTCGGTAAACCAGTTGTATGCGGTGATAATCAATTCTTCTGCTTTTTTCCAGAGTGGGCCAAAAACATCACGGAATAATGGTTCAAGTGTACTTGTCCACCATGTGGTGATTGTTTGTTTCGCTCCTTCAAACCAGGTCTTTATATTATCAACCGTAGTGGCAAGCCATATCTGAAAACCAGTTCTTCCTGATTCGTCATTAGCATCTGCTTCTGTGAAAAATGTCCACACGTTTGACAAACCTTCTCCTGCCCATGAAAAAGCTTTACCAAATGCATCCCAAACAGGGGCAAGTATATTCTTGACGTTCGGCATAAGAGAATCATTCCACCAGGTTGTGACGGCGCTTCCTTCTCCGAAAATAGCAGTGATAACCCGCTGCCAGATATTTCCGATTTTACTTGGGATTGACCGGATCCATTCTCCTATACCGGACGCAAGCCCACTGATCCATTCTGCAAACTTACTCTTAATCCGCTCTGTATACTGAACAGTAACACCATCTATAGTTTTAGTCTTTACAACTTTCTCGCCAAAAATAAAGTTCTCGATAGAAGTCCACAGTTTACCGGCAATATCACCGATTTTCTGGATCCCTTTCCAGATCTTTCCGGGAAGACTTTTCAGCCATTTTCCGATATTTTTGATCGCATTGGAAAGCCACTTTTTTAATGGTGTCTCAATGCGCCGCCCATCAGCAGTTGTCGTGTAGAAAAGTCCGCTAATCATTTTTCCGATATTTACAGCAAATTTCCATAATTTATCCGGAAGATTAGTTACAAAATCCGAAATCCATACGCCGATTTTCTCAGCTGCACTTCGGAAGAACTTTCTGAACGGCGTTTCAATTTCATTTCCATCTTCGTCTGTTGTATAAAAAAATCCGTGAATAAACGTGCCAATGCTGACAGCCAGGGATGAAATTTTATTAGGTATATCTTGAACCCACTCAGACAGCCAGTTAACAATGCTGTTAAACACGTTGCTCAGCATTTTCTTAAATGGTGTTTCCACTTCATTCCCGGAGTCATCCGTAGTGTAAAAAATACCATGGATGAAATTGCCAATGTTAATTGCAAACTGATGGATCTTTCTCGGAAGATCCTGAACCCATGCGGCAATCAACTCACCCATATTTTTAACCGTGCTGTCCAGCCACTGTTTAAACGGTGTTTCAATTTCGTTTCCGTCTTCATCTCTCATATAGAATATTCCACGGATGAATTTGCTGATCTTTCCGACAAGCTGAGCGAAATGACTTGGTATATCCTGAATCCATGCGCCGATATCCTGGACAGCCTTCTGTAACCAGGCTTTTACATTTTGAACAAACTGGTTTGTCTGAAAGAATTTCGAAATATTTTCGAATACTCCGCCAACCTGGACATTAGCTCCGCCGATACCGAGTAGGTTCTTGATGTCGGTAAACAGCGCGGTAAAGAAATCCTTGACCGCTCGGAACCCGTCTTTGCATGCCTGCCCGAATGCTTCAATACGCTGCTGCCATCTCTCGATGACACCAATACCCTCCTTGGACTTCTGGCTGCTGACACCGCCAAACAGTTCAATCACAAAGCCAATCGCTTCGGAAATGATCTCAACGGTGGAAGTGATCGCGCTGATATTGGCATCAATAAATACACCAATAATTTTGCCAATTATCCGAATAATGGGCTGCGCAATATCAATCAGCGGCTGAATTGCAATCAGCATATTATCAATTGCATGAGTGATATTGTTAAATACGGAGCTGTTATTATTAAGATCTGTAATCGGTTGAAGAACACTTCCGATTGCGTCTGCAACAGCATCAAACACCGGAAGCATTTTCAGAAATACTTTTCCGATTGTACCGGCAATCAGTTTTCCGACTTTCACCAAAATACCGAACATGGAACTAATTCCGGTTCGAATTTTTTCAAGTTTTTCGGCATACTCAGGTTTTAATACACGGGTAGTCACACCATCAACAATCATTTCCTGACTATAAATGCCGGTTAACTCATCAACAACACTTTTCAGCCCTGTTTTAGTACGGTCCGTAAAATCTTTAAACTTTTTTGACAATTCTCCCATACGTTTGCCAATTATTTCCGGAGTTGTCAAAAACCGACCGATTTGTTCATTATATTCGACAAGCCCAAGAGATGAAAGTCCTTCTCGGATAATTCCGATCATCTCATCAATATTTTTCAGCGCCTGCAGCAGATAATCACGTCCGGTAAGTCCCTTCGCAAAAATACCGCCGTCTTCATAATCAGAACCCCATGCCTGCAAAATGGCGTTACGGAAATCTCCGATGCTGTAAATAACATCCGCCATTTCGCTTTCAGTCAGCCATGTGAAGAATTCAGTCGCTTTTTCCAGCTTACCGAAAACAATTTCAAAACTGGTTGACCATCCGGTAGCTACGGCATCCTTTACCGTGCCCATAACATCCCGGAAACTTCTGGCTTCCTTTGCAGCCTGGTACGCTTTCGCGGCAAAATTCTTCAGCTCTTCATCGCTGAGCTGACTCATGTCTTTGCCAAGATCTTCGAAATATGCCAGGGTGGATGTCGCAATGGTCATTGTTTCCTTATCCAGCCACCCGTAACTCAGCGTATTTCGAAGGGTTTCTGCGGTAACCTCTTTATTGGCTTTGACCTTTTTATTGATTTTGTTGCTTGTCTTGAATATCTCATTGCCGTTTTTATCAATCGTCTTCACCAGGGTTCCGCTCTGAACGGCAGCTTCCATGAACAGCTTATTGACGTCCTTGGTAGCCATATTCAGATTTTCAAAGCTCATCCAGTCCCGGATCTGCATGCTTCCGGTGGACATGGCCTGCGCAAAATTATAAAACGCCCGGTTCGCTTCATTGACGTTTACACCGGCGGAAGCGCACATGTTGGCAAGACCTTCCATGGCTTTTTCCGCACGATCAACATCAACACCGGCTGCAACCAGCTTGGACATACCGCTGGTCATCTGACTCAGACTGTAGCTGGTCTGATCTGAATAGTAGCCAAGGCGCTTAATCTTTGCATAAGCTACATCTTCATCGATGCCGGATGCAGTCATTGTTCGGACAGAATCCAAAGTATCCGTATACTTCTGATTTCCGAATGCCATCATTTGGGAACCGCTGAGGCTCTTTACAAAACCGGTAATCCGCTGTTCGACGGACAGAATTACATTGCTGACTTCCTGAGCCAGTCCGCTCAGAATCTGCTGTTTAATCATTCCGGTAAACGTTGTCAGACGTTTACTCAGATTGTCAATGGTGGATCCAACCTTCTCAATTCCATCTGAGGCACTCTTCGCAAAATCGGCCACTGTTTTACTGCTGTCTTTAAACTGCAGTGCCGTCTGCAATTCATTCAGTTTATCCAGCGTCCTGCTGACGCCCTTTTCAAATTGTGTACTGTCAAACCGTGCTTCGACAATCCGTTCCTCAACCGCGTTTGCCATATTGCGAAGTCACCTCCTTCCATGCTTCATCTGCCATTCTCCCGAATATGCTCTGAATGGCCGGGTTAATATAATCCTTCCCCTCTACATATCCGCCTGTTCCTGTGGCATGCCCGTACTGCAGAAGAATTGCAATCACCTGTCCATTAACGACATTGCTGTTTCTCCAGACAATCCGGCTTCCCTGATCATCTTCGACGATCTCATAACTCCAGCTGTCAGCGGTTTTTCCGGTATCTTTTGGCGTATATTCCTGAAGCGCTTCCACACCGAGTTTTCCATACCGGTCCAGAATCGGACGGATCAGAGGTTTGATATGCATTGTTTTTGTCAGAAAACGTTCCAGACGATTGAAATTCCCTTTTTGTACAAAATTGATTTTCATCCTCTGTTACCCCCGGCTGTGCATTTTTGCCCTCCTGGCTGAATTCAGTGCCCTGTTCTGCGCATAGATGCTTTGCCGGCTCATTTTCTGCTCTGGCCCTTGCTTAATGTTGCAGATCTTGATCAGTGTCAGTAAACGGTTCAGATGCCATTTTTCACATTCATGCGGAATCTGGCATTCAATCATCCAGTAATAAATCAGTTCACTGGTAATCGTTTCATTACGGTGCGACCGGTTCGGCCGGTTTGTAATAGTTGTCGCGGTATGAGCATCATTCACATATTCAAAAATCCGCTTGATCTCATCCGCGCTCAGATAGTTATACGCATCCGGATCCACATTTCCGCCGATCGTCATGCAACGGATATAATCCAGCAGCTCCTCCGGTTTCAGCGGTTCGCGCACACTCAGAAACGGTTTCTTCCATTTTGATTCCCACTTGCTCAGAGAGATCAGGGAATGCTCCAGCTGAAGGGTAAACGCCTTATGCCCTTTCGAGTGAATAAACTGCCTGGTGCTTTCATCGTAATATTCCTGTTCAGGCTTTTCCGAAATGGTAATCTGAAGCATTCCCCATCCCTCCTTTTGTATTTATTTGCTTTCGAGAAGGCGAATCGTGCCTTCCTCGTTCGCAGGTTTCTCATCTTCGGTTTTTTCAGTCTCCGACTGCTTCGCTTCTTCAGCTTTCTGAGCTTTTGCCGCCTGCGCCAGGTCTGCCGGCACAATGCCATTAATAAATGCGGCGGCCGCTTCACCATTGGAAATCAGTTCCATAAACAGATTGCTGTAAGCTTCCGTCTGGCTGAAAGCAGCGCTCAGTTCATCGCTCTTGATAAACCGGACGCCATCCGCGCTCTTTTCACCATAGCTCTTCAGGATAATCATCTTAAATGCCTTGATGATTTCCGGAATATCCTGCTTGTCAATGATCAGCTGGATCAGATTCTGCATACCGCCGACCGTACCCAGCTCCATTTCCATCAGTTCAGCCTTGCTCAGAGAAAAATAGAAGTTTTCTTTCCTCTGTTTTCCATTGTAATCAACGTATTCAATCAGTTTTTTCAGCATTGCTCCTGTGCTCCTTTCAGGTAATAAAAAAGAAAAAAGAAAGGGGAGCCTCTTTATTCAGAAGCTCCCCTTGAGACTATTTCAGATATCTCAGGGATTTGAGGTCTCGGTATTTCCGGTCTCGGTATTTCCATTCGCGGGAGGCGTGGTACTTCCGTTCGTTTTAAACAGCCCCAACAGAGTATCGGGATTCGGCAGAGTGGATTCTGTATTTTCACTGCCATACAGCATGTCTTCCAGGGTCTTGAGCTTAGTCGAGTCTGCCTTGGTGCTGTCAATCGTGATTGTGCTGACTGCCTTATGACCGGTGCAGTTCACCGGGGTACTGGTGGCTTCCCAGCTGAAGGTGATCGCGTCGGGGTTATCGTTGATGGTGGAGTAGCTGCGGCCGGAGGGAGAAGCAGTGCTGTTGTACACAACATGCAGCTTGTAGCCCTTGTCCATGCCGGGATGCACGTCATCACCGATCTCGGTGCGGTAAGCCAGACCGAAAGCCTTCCGGTTCTGCTGCCCGATAAACACGCCGGTCACAGCTTCCGCGCTTCCGTCGCACTCATTCCATTCATCCGGATAGGTATAGGCTTCGATGGTGCAGCCAAAGGTTTCGGCGGCACGCAGGGAAGCATACTTGATATCATCCGCATACAGATCACTGACGTCTGCACCACCGGGGTTCTCACTGATCGCAGTTACACCGTTCCAGGCAACACCGTTTTCATAAGTGTCACCAGTGCCCATGGGGAACAGTACAACATTACGGACACCGGATTCAAACTCTCTCTGACCACTCTGGTCCCAAACAAGTTTCGACATAGTATGATCCTCCTGTATTTATCAGATAGATAAAAATGATTCCAGAACCATCAGTAATAAATGGTGTATACAAAATGGTTCAGATTATCCGATGTAAAAAACCGATTGAAGCTGCAATACTGCAGATCATCGATCAAATCCCGCATCGGATCCTCAGGATTTTTGGTAATATAGGTCAGGCTGTACCGATAAAGCCTTCTGTATATTTTGTCTTCCGCATGCACGTCATTCGCCGTATCCAGATGGTAAATAATACATGGATATTTCAGCTGGAGCCCGTTTGGCGGCTGAAAATATACGTTCCGTGTTCCGAGCAGCCGCTCGAGCATTCTTTGAAGTTCAACTCTTCTCTGGCTCATGGTACTGCCCTCCGATCGTCAGAATGATTCGGGGATGCTGGATTTCCGCATTGGTAATCTTCCATACATCCCCGAGCCATCTGACGAATTTCATCGCACCGAGGTTTTCCTTGGCAAAGGTATCTGCCACGATGCTGATACGGTTGTTGATAACCAGATTGTCATTGAAGTTTTCATTTTGATCCCATCGCCGGCTGTTGGAAAGCACGTCTCCGTAATAACGGCGTTCACGAAGCACTTCCGTATATACACCCGGATGATTCTCCGGATCGGTTTCTTCCGTTTTCAGGAAACCGACTGTTCCGCTGAATCTGGCCATCTTCTCACCGCCCGTTCAACAGTGCTTCTTATTTGTCTTTATTAGGCAGCAACTTCAGACCAGCCAGGTAATATACCTTCACAATGTCATCCGCACCGTCCATGGTCGTGACAACCTTGAATGTCTGCTTCACAGGATCCGTTACCCGAACCACGGCATTCATATCACTGTCCAATTCGACCGGAGGCCTCACGACGTCGCCGCCAAGCATCTGGATCGTAGTGGTACTGCCTTCGGGAGCTTCAAACTTCAGCGCCATATAATGGCCTTCCTGAAGTTCGGGGTCTCCGCTGAACTGAGTATAATCAGTTACATATTTCAAAGTGCCACTGATACGGCTGCTGGTAACAGTCAGTCCGGACTGAAGGTCGCTTACCTGTTTACCGAGAAGGACTCCCTCACCATCTTCAGGCTCAACAGTGAGGGTCAGGTAGGGTTTACTTCTTCCTCGATCACGATCGCGCTGTAGGGCTTCACCAGGGCGCCGGAGCAGCGGGTTTCAATCAGATACTTCTGCTGGTTGTAATCGATGTCAAAGTCTTCGAACATGTTGACACTGCCACCCTTGTCCGCGCCGACATTGTAATCAGACAGATTCAGAATGATCGCGGCGGGCTTGTAGGTCTTACCGCTGGTCGCATCTGTCCGAACGGTGGAAGCATCCGCCATTACGGGCACGGTCACGATTTCACGCACACCCAGCACATTCGCAGCGGTCTCCTTGGTGGGATACAGGAAATGGCCGATTCCATCTTCCAGCAGGAGCAGTTCGCTCAGCCAGTCCTCGGTCACAAACGCCACGGCATTGCCGCTGCCCTTATAGTCCTTCCAGGCCTTACGCACGGTCTTGATGAAGGTCTTGGCCTTCGCTTCACCCTGAACCGCGGTCAGTTCCTTACGCACAGTGTACAGATCATCATCCCGGAATACACTGCGGATATGGGTTTCGCTGATATGATCATCGGAGGAAGTCTGCCGGCCGTCGCCGATCAGGATCGCGCGAGCAATTTCCTCATCCAGCATCATCCGCATCTCGCCCTTCAGCCAGGCAACCACATCAAAGTCAGTGATGTCCAGAACGTCGTCACGATCCAGCTTCTGCTTCTTGTAAATAGTCTGGGGATCAGTAGTACGCTTCAGCAGCGTAAAGACTTCATTCACCTTCCGGTTGCCCTTGATATAACCCCTGGCGCGGGCTTCATCTTCGGTGATATCCGCGAACAGAGTCTTGATCCGGGTGAAAGGAGTATGCCGGGTGCCATTCATGACGACGGACACCCAGCCCATGTCACGATGAATAAAATCCGGGGTGGTGTTGATGTTCTTCGCATCCGGGAACAGCCAGTCGATCTGCTCAATGCCGTACTCATCGGCGTGCGCCAGAACAGACTGCTTCAGGCTGCCATCACGCTTGGCATCCTTGAAGATGGTCTCGATCTCGGAATGAGACAGGGTGTCGTTCTGAACCGGGGTTTCTTCCATGCTTCCGTCAAACACATTCTTTTTCATAGGTTTATTACCTCCAATTTCTGAATGGGCCATTGCCGCATCTTCTTCGTAGTCTTCTTCCTCGTCATAATCGTCTTCAGAGTCTTCAGAATCTTCAGAATCTTCATCGTCTTCTTCATCTTCTTCGTGCTCATCGTCGATTTCATCATCCGCATCTTCTTCCTCGTCGTCGGTTTCGTCTTCATCCTCTTCGTCGAAGTCGTCCTCGTCTTCTTCGGAATCCTCATCCTCGGCGTCGCTGCGGATGGTGTTCAGCATGTCGATCTGGCCCTGTTCATACATGGCTTTTACGACCGCAATCTGCTCTTCGTCCATGCTGTCAAGGATCGCCTGGACGTCGATCTGACCTTCCTGTTTCGCGTTTTTCTTCATATCCGTTTCCTCCGAATCTTCTTCTGAATGGCACAGTATCTTCTGTTGTTTTGTATAGATAAAGGCCTCTCCATCATCTTCATCACTGGTTCCGTCACTATGGGCGAAATTCAGGTTTTCAATTCGGGCGCCTTTATTGGCACCGGTCAGTACAAGGCTGACTTCCTTGATACTGCCATGAACAACATCGCTGCCATGCTGCACAAGCTGGTTGGCATAAATGGAGAACTGCTTGATGTCTCCGTTTGCCACTGCATTTTTGGCAGCCTGGGCTTTGGCATTGTTGTTAAACCAGCAATAGCAATAGACACCCTTGTCCCGATTCTCCAGCAATGCATGACCGAGCACATTTTCCGGATCGGTGTGGCAATGCTGATAGACCATCGGCACCTCTTCGCCGTCGTTGTCAATGAAGGCGTTCGGACGGATTACCCGGCCATCGGAGCATTTGATGTTGCACATCGTTGCCCAGCCGGAAATGTCATAGGGTCTTTTGGCTGACATTATGATCTCCTCCGAATGTTTGATTTTCATTTTGATTGGTTTACTGTCTGACAAATAAAAAACGCCTCCGTCAGGCACTGTTTGCAGAAGCGCCTTTGGGTGCGTTTTCTTCTTCGTCTTCTACGTCAAGATCGTTGTTCCTGTATCGTTCAGCAAGATCAACGATCTCAGCATCCTGCAGATCCTTCAGATCCGCTTTGGTAAGTCCGGCATCCATCAGCTCGCCGCGGGCTTTCTCAACCTCTTCCGGAGTTGGCTGTTCCGCCGGGCTCATTGCAGGGGCATCTTCCTGCTGCGGCATATTGCTGTTACGCAGCTCGTCCGCCTTCGGATCTTCGCTGGGCAGCATACCGATAATGCTGCGGATCTCGTTTGCTGTCATAATTTCATTCCGGGTGAACTTATCAGCGATATCCGCAATATTATTAACAGGCACCAGTTTGAAATGATCCTGGAAAAACATAATAGACTGCCCCTGTGTCCGGGCAGTCTTTGTGAGGAACTTTCGCTTCATCTCATCACAGATTGCTGCGAGAATCGGCTCAATGGTCCGGTTATAGTAATTCAGCATCACCTTTTCATCCGCGGTGCCGTTAATGATTTCCGCGGTCATGCCAAGCTGGCCATAAAGCTGCTGCGTCAGGTCACGGATCTGATCCAGTAGGTTGTTGTCCAGCGAACGGTTCAGCTGCGTTACTTTTTCCGTAGCATCGATATAACCGATACCATATTTGTTATCGGTCAGCTGCTCCTCAAGTTTCTTACGGCGCTTCTCAGCTTCTGCCATCCGGGTTTCCGTTTTAATGGTGTACGGCAACTGCACAATCATATTCAGCTTATTTGCGCCGGTTGTTTCATCAATCTGATCTTTCAGGATCAGTTTCCGAAGCAGGCGTTGAAGCGTTGAGCTTGGCTCGTTCATCACCGAATAAAACGGATTTTCCACAATAGCGACCACGGTCTTTGGAAGCGTGATTTCTTCCTTATTACCTGTTCGCTCATTGTACACAAGCACCTTAACCGATGTCGGATACCATTGTGTAATTTTTCCGGTTCGAAGCGACGTAATATCATACCCGCCGGTAACGGTCGGGTTGATGTCTGTATCGGTCGGCACAATGGCCACACAGCCTTCGTCAAACATGCTCATGACCGCATCCTGAATCAGCTGCCTGCCTGTCTGGTCCGTATTTGCATTCAGGGTTAAACATTCATTCAGTCCTGACCGGATGGTCTCTTTGTACCGCTCATTTTCATCAATCCGCACATGGCGAATACTGACCGCTGCCGTATCCACTGCGATACGGTTATAAATGGCAGTAACAATAGAACGTTCTTTTCCGCGGGTAAAACGCGGACGATCGGGACGATTGCTGCTCGCGAACCCTGTAATCACCGGCGCCGAATTCTGGTAGGGATCGCCTGTATACACCGTCGGGTCTCGATTGTTCCGAAAGGCATTCCAGGCGTGCTGGAGCCTTTTCCCAAATGAGGCCATAGCATCACCTCATACGATTAAATTTTATTTTGAATTGTTAATGTGAATTATCCGTTTCTGGAGCTACTATGGCGCTTTCCATGCTGATTCGTATTGGAGCCGGAATTAGCCGCTTTCTTCTTGGGATGATATCCAGCGTTTGCAACCTGCCCTTCATACTGAGTTCCCTTAAATGCTTTCTGCATTTCACTGCGGAATTCAGCAGCTTTCTGCCGATTCCTCTTTGCCCGAGCCGCACGAACCGCGTTATATCCGGCTGCGCCAAGCATTCCCGCACCGGCGGCCATAGATCCCAAACGAATTGCTCCATGACGTGTCACGTTGCCGGCAAGCTTCTCAGAACCCCACTTTTCATAGTTACGAATTGCATTACTTGCAGCTCCTGCAGCCTTTGAGCCAACAGTCGGAACAGCTCGATGAAGGCCTTTTCCTTTTGGAGTATTGGAAAGCTTCGATGAAAGTCGTGCGGCGGCGCTTGCCACTTTATCAATATTCTTGATGCTACCAAGCGCACCCGCTGCGCCAAGAGCAGCTCCGCCCGCGGCAAGCTTAGCTGCCCGCTTTGCATATTTTTTTCCTTCCCCATGACGTTCAAGCTTTTCCAGCTTTCTGGAGGCCTTCTTAAACTGCTTGCTCATGGATTTATCGCTATTTGCTTCTATCGCTTTCTTAACACCCCACCGCATGCCTTTTACACCGTAATGGGCAAGATCATTTCCGGTGCGTTGTACAGCATAATACTCACTCATTTTATTCACCTACACTTTTATTTATCCGTTCCTGGAACTACGACGACGCTTGCCATGCCGATTCGTGTCATTGCTCTTTGAAGAACTCTTTGCGTATGGTGTGCCAGCGAATGCCTTATCCATCTCGGATTTCCATGCTTTAGCTTTAGCTACAGCTTTGGCATGCCCCTTCGATGTAGTCCGGTATTTTGAAGCTATTGCTTTCCCCGTATGATATGCGGTCTTGGCAAGTCCCGCAGCAGTAAGTCCACCGGATATATAATGTCCTGTTCTATTGCCAACTTCCATAGGTGCATTATGTCTTTTTACAATGGTAGTAGTACCGTTGTTAAGATTAGTAATGGCCTGAGTAATTCTTTGTCCATTGGGATCAATCCTCGGCCTGGTGAGTGCGGCAATACCACCAATGGGTAATGTTGCAAGACCCGAACGAATTGCTTTCTTCTTTTGCACAGATACATTTGCTTTCTGTGCTTCAATGTTGGCCTTTGTCATAAGTTTATCCAGCTTTTTGGACGCCTTCTTGTACTGCTTAGCTAATGCCTTTTGTTTACCAGCACTTGTCGATTTAGCAATCGCTTTCCGAATGCCCCACCGCATGCCTTTTACACCGTAATGAGCAAGATCATTTCCGGTGCGTTGTACAGCATAATATTCACTCATCTTGTTCACCCTCTGCTTCTGTTGCGTTTCTTTCGCGGCTTTGGTTCAGCGACATATCTGCCTGCGTATTTTGTTCCGGCAAATACGTCATCCATCGCGTTCTTAAATTCCATTGCTTTCTGCCGGTACTTCTGCGGATGGGAAGCCCTGTAAGCATTCAGCGCGCTCATCGCAGTAAGCCCTGCCGTTGCAGCAGCGGCGCCAATCCGGAGCTTCTGATTTCTGGAAAGCCCTGTATACTGAGTTTCACCGGCAACCAATTGATGCTCAGTGCGTCCTGTTATAGGATGCCGTCTCGATTTCATCTCTACAGGAGTATAAGACTTTCTGTAATCACCCCAGGCGTCAATCCTGTCTGCTTTATCCGTCAGTTTATGGGCCTCTTTTGTCAGATTCTTTGCCGCCTCGCTCTTAAACGTATACGGCCCGGGCCCGGTGACAAGTCTCTGCCCAGGCATGGAAGCAACCTCGGCGCGAAGTCTGCCTGCCAAAAGTTTCTTTGCTTTATTCCGAAGAATATTTGAGTACCCTTTAGTACCAAGAGCAGCGACTGTGCCGGTTCCGGCAGCAGCAGCTCCGTAAGCAGCAGCTTTAATGGCATATTTCTTACTGTTCATACCAATATCCGTAAGCTTCTTCAGTTTCCTGGCAGCCCTTCTGAAATGGCGGTCCAGGCTTCTGGCATTCGCATTGGCAATGGCTCTTCGTACGCCCCACTTCATCCCTTTAACGCCATAATGCGCCAGGTGATCCGTGGAACGCTGAACTGCATAATATTCACTCATACGATCACCTGTCTGTTTTTGTGTTTCTTTTTATAACCCTGATAATATAAATTGACTTCCCGATCACGCGATTTATTATACGGATCGTTTTTATGAAGCTCATAGACACGGGTTTTCTTATGCTGGCTCATAAGGCGTTTAACATTATTCCGTGTTGCCTTTGAACCCTCATCCAGAATTACGGCAAGCCCTTTTGTTGCGTTCCGGGTCATTGCTTTATCTTTCTTGGCCAACCACTCCGGAGAACCAACTTCGTGTTTTGTATCGTTGATCGGATGGGTTTTCCATTTTGAATCTGCACTGTACCGGACTTTGGTTCCGGGGCCGTAAATCTCAACATTGTTATACCGCTTCTTCTTCAGGTAGTCCTGCGTCTGACGATCAATGCCGGGCGCATCACCAACAATAATTTTATCGCCTTTCTTCATAGACATTTTCAGCTGGGATCTGACAAACTTTGGCAGCTTCCTGCGATAATAAGGCGATGAGCAGTCCTGTGTTTTGGAACTTCCGGAAACAAACAGTGTTTCTCCGGAATACGGGCGTTTCTTTCGGACACCCCATTTCATCCCTTTGACACCGTAGTGCTTCAGGTAATTCATAGAGCGCACAATTGCATAATATTTATTCATATGATCACCCTCTGCACAAATCAGTCAAAAGCCTCCCGGTTGATCTTGTAAGCAACCAAAGCGTCCATCATAGCAGCAACACTATCGATCTTCTGATCATTACGCTTCTTATATAACTTTCGGTTCCCATTGGAATCCACAAGCGTAATACAGTTGCCCATTGTAAAAGTCATCATCTGCTGATCAAAGATCAAAGCCCGCTCTTCGGAAAGTTTTTTCAGTTCACCTAACGGAACACTCTCCGTCCTGGCGCCCTGTATAACTTTCACAATCCCGAACGGACCGTTTTCCGTTGCCCATCTGGCAATAAATTCTTTCGCATTATACGGGTCATATCCGACACAGCGGACGTCGTACTTGTTCTGGATAATATAATTGTCCAAATCGTCATAAACATCCATCATGTCCAGAATTGCACCGTCTAAAACCCGAAGACTATCTTCATCGATGAATTCATCATATTTTGTCCGGGTCGCCTGCGGAAGATTTGCAAATGTGGAGGCAGATATGTAGCATCTTGTTTTTACGCCGAAACTGCCGTCACCAAGAGGAAACAAAAATGTGAATGCACAAAAGTCATCACCCCGTGAAAGGTCAATGCCCATAGCACATGCCATTTCCCAGAAATCCCGTTTCGTATGCGGCTGCGTTTCATTGTAAGTAAAGAAGTATGTGTACCCCTCGAGAGGAATACCAAACCGCTTTGCCAGAATATCATTCCTTGCGGATGGTGCTTTTTCCGCTCTCTCCACATCCAGCTGATATGCTTCATAACTAACCGTTTTACCAAGATTTGGATTTGCTTTTACCCACATGCTTGGGTCATTGACCTCTTTCACATCGTCCAGCTTGTAATACCAGATGCTGACATGCGGGTTAAAGTATTCTCCCTTAAGGATGCTGAGTAATTCCATTTTGATGTCATCACCGCTGGCATTCCGAACTGTACCCTCGGAACTTGTCGCCAGGATGAAATAATCATCAAGCTTGGAAGCACCCTGTTCAATTGCTCCGATGACGTCTTCGCGAATATCTCCCGACAGCCATTCGTCAACAGTAGCAATCTTAGGCCGTAAGCCTTGCAATTTGTCAATCGTCATTGGGCGTGGCTCAATGATCGACCCGTTAATGAAATTCTGTATTCCTAATTTTGTGGAAGCCAGTTTTACGCGGTTTGCTTTTGATCCTGTCGTATTCTGGATACTTCCTTCTGTAAGGAATTTAAACAAGGGGCCTCTCGCCCGTACGATCGCGGTACGAATAGGCCCCAGTGTCTCATCAGACTGCCGGATTGTCGGCGCCGTAACAATCTGGTCCGTTGTCTCCGGAGAAATGTTCAGGAAGTAACTCTGAATACAACTGGCATAGATGCTTTTTGCTGCGCCTCGTCCGACGATCAGAAATTGTTTTGTTGTCAGGCGTTTCTTAATTGTACGGACTTCATAATGTACGGAATGTCCGTCTTCACTTACAATCGGAACGCTCTTCTCAACAAAATAATACCATCCGAAAACTTCCTCAGCCCATAGTTTAAACGAATCCAGCAGTTTCAAATCACTACCGTCCGTCAGACACATTTCCGCTTCGCAGAAAGCAATAAATGCCTCTACTGGCTGAGGATCATAGTAAATGCCCGGATTGTCGATCAGTTCCTGAATCCGGTACATCTCCATGGATATTTCTTTGCAAACCGGTATTTCACCACGGACAACCAAATCACGAAATTGTCCGAAATACTTTGGCGTGGCTGTATTACTAAGATACAGCATTATTTCCTGTTACCACCCTTATTTCCACCCTTATTTCCATTCTTCTTCTCATACGGGAAATAAGTGGGCATACCAAGTTCAATAAGTGTCTTACGCTCATCATAAGTTTCAATTTTAGGAACGTCATATTTAAATGTGCTCTTGTTAACCGTGTAATCATTCTGGTTTGGTTTTGGTGTATTATGAAGCTTTGGCGCAGTAATATTCGATTTATAACCAGGATTCCAACCATTTTTGGCTTTCTCTTCTTTAACTTTTTGGTTATAATCTGCGATTGCTTCATCATCTGCCTTTTTATCTTCCTGATATTTCTTCATCGCACGTTCATATCGCTTGTCAGCATCATCTACTGCTTTATCATACTGTTCCTGTTTAATTCTTCGAACTTCTTCTTTAGTTCGCTTATTATACGCTGCTTCTTCTTTGGCTTTCTCAGCTCGCTCTTGAGCCGCCATCGCCTGTTTACGCTGTTCTCTTGTGTATGTGTCTGTATTTCGTTTAGCATCATTCAGATTAATAAGGCTGTTTGATTTCGGATCATACAATGTTGTTGTTCCGCCTTCACGAACATATTTATTCCAGGCTTCATCTTCATCATTCCGAAGCTTTGTCTGGAGTTCCTGTTGGCGTTTTCGTTCACGCTGATTATCTTCATAAGATTCAATCTTAAGACGATCTGAATCAGAAATTCGATTATTAGCGTCAGCCTCATATATTTTCTTCTTAACATTAGTATCTGCTTCAAGACGAAGTTTCTTATCCTTAAGCGCTTGTAATTCAGAACCGATTGAGCCCTCTTTAGTATCACTCTCAAGCTTAAGCTGATTGATCTGTTTACGAAGATTCGCTCTCTGAATTGCTTTCCCAGAATTAAGATTCTGGAATGGATGTAATACGCGACTCCTTTCAAGAATACCGGTACCGGCATCAATCTGCGCTTCATAAGCTTCCTGCGCCTTATCCTGACGAATTTCTCTGCGAGTCCTGCTATTCTTAATCCGATTTGCTTCTTTAATGCGTTCCGCTTCATTCCGATTTGCTTTATCAAGGATTCTCTTATTTCTCAATCTATTTTGAACTTTGTCAATTGCAATTTCCTTCATACCGGCAGCGGTTCCCTGGATAACACCCTGCAGGATACCTTCCTGTGCCGCTTCCTTCAGACGTGTTCTGAACTTCGGCTTTTCAGTGCTTCCCAACCTCCGGGCATTCTGTTCAATTGCAAGTCTGTTCGTAATCCGGTTTACCTGATCCTCAGACAGTTTCCCATATGCGAGCCTTCCCTCACGGGCAAGCTGCGTATACTTATCCATCTTCCGTTCATTCTTCGCATATTTGCGGTCCATCTTTTCCGCAAACCGCATCTGTTTTGCCTCGGTCTTTGCGGTAAATGCATCGTTCTTGATCTGATGCTCCATTGCCCGCTCATAGGAAGTAAGCTTATCCAGATTATTCATGCCCTCAAGGGCAGATAACCGCTTCTGCGCTTTTGCAACAGCATTATTGTATTTGTTTTGCTGCGTACGCTGATGATTGGCCGCAATCTGCTGGCGGGTTTTATTCACAACGCTTTTAAACTTCTCTACCTTGTTTCTGATATTGGATGAGGTCTTTAATTTTCTGGCCGCGTTCTTATAGGCCAGACTCTTTGGTCCGACGAATATGTGCTCCCCCCACTTCATTCCAAGACGGCCGTAATGGAGCAATTCATTCGGATCATCTGTCACAGCATAGTATTTCATGTTGTATCAGCCTCTCGCTTAAATTATTCGTTCCGCCTGAACATTCAATCTCCATTCCAGTTCCCGGATACGGGAGTTAACTGCATCCGCAACAACGGACGACGCCGGAGGATCAAAGACCATTCGGACTTTCAGATATATATAAATTTTAACAGTATTAATTAAACTCTCATCTGTCGAAAAATCCTCCCATTTGGTGTTGACATCATGCACGGAAAATCCTTCAGCAGGCCCAAGACCAAGTTGATGTAATGTCATAAATTCACTGTTAATCAACATAATAATATCAGTATCAAAGGACGGATCCTCATGCCAGACATTTAAAAGCTTCTTGATACTCATCAGAATACTTCCATCATCGACCAATCCCATGGTCATTCCTCCTTTCTGTATAATAATGAGGCAAACATGCAAGGCCTTGTTTATGACTGAAGAACACCGAGCCATATGGACCCATAAAGACTGCAAAATATTTGTGTGCTGCGTTTAAAACATACAAACATCAATTACAGTTTCCACGGACACATATCGTTCGGCGTTCTCTCTGTTGGCAAATTTGGCAGAAGGCTTGCATCTCCAAAATGTATAGCATCATGAGTTTTCTTACTAACGCATACTAAAAATTCAGGATTCAGAATCAAATCTGAAACGTTTTCTATATCTTCACTTGTAATCGGGTTCATGTGATGAACAAATACGTTGTTATAAAGTTCATACCCTTCCATCGCCAGATCACGGCCTTCATCACGGATAATTACATCTCTTCGGACACGCTTCCATTCCGGTGAACGGTAAAATTTCTGGTTAATATATCTGTCAAAACCAAATGTCTCTTTCCCGACAATTCCACCAAGCCGGAGATAATCATATCGCTCTTTAAATGTCGGAAGCTGAATTAATTCGGAATAGCATCTTGTCATAATTTAAATCACCTTAAGCATTTATCGACCAGTTCCTGAAGCGACTCTCCTGCGACATGATCTTGGTCATCAAACTCACCAAACACAAGCTTTTTATATTTTGAACTGTTTCCAAATTCGCCGGATTTATGGGCACGCTGAATTTCACGTTTGATTGCTTTCAGTGAATCATAATCTTTAATCCCAGCCTTTTCTCCCCATGCATTCTCAAGCCATGACACTTTATTGCCGTTTTTATAGTACGCGAGTGAATGGGTCATCCCGCCTTGGCCTTTATCATCAATTTCCATGACAAACAGGCCCTTCGGCTTTAAACCCATCTTTCGGAGCTCATCCATTTCATACATTACCTGATCATGGCATGAACCTTTCTTGCCTTTTGCGACATCATCATGAGACATAAGTTTTGTGAAGTTCTTGTATTTCACTTTACGAAGACCCTTTGAAAGTGCCTGTGGATTCACATGATGCGCATCAGACTTTGTGTGCGCGTATCGGATCTTTCCTTCCGGAGTTCGCTTCGAACTTCCATTCAGTTGATACCGTCGAACGCCCCACTTCATTCCTGGGATCCCATAATGCATCAGAAAATCACTGTTCATAGGACCCACTCCTGTATCAGTATTCTTCGGCAGAGTGCGGTGTATAGGAACGAATCGCTTCGATGACCTGTTCATACAGAACATTCTTTTCGCGATCTGCCTTAATGGCTTCTGTCTTTGCAGTCAGAAGTTTGATTTCTTCGATCAGCTTTTGCTTTTCATACCGCTCACGCATAGACCCCAGCTTCAGATAATGGGTGATGACCTGACTTGATGCAGTGCCATTCCTCAACTGTTCCTCTGCCAGATCAATTGCATATGCGATCATTTGATCTTCTCGGCCCTCCGGAGTAATTGCCGGAGTTTGCCGTCGCATAGTACCCTCGACAACCTTCTTATTGTTTTTCATAAGAATTCAACTCCTTTGGCTGATACATCCATTTACTTATTATCTGTGCAAAACAAAACGACACCGTTGTTTGAATCTCTGAATACTTCCCTGGCGATATCTTCCATTAAACAGGATTTATTTCCATTGATGTCTCCGAGATTATCGCTATAATACTGTATAACTTCTTTCCGAAATGCAATATACATAATCGGATTGGAGAATACACCATCCTCTTCCTGAATCTGTGTAACAGCATCATTTCCATCAAAAGCAGTCCTGAAAAGATCCAATTTGTTCATGGTTTTGTTTGATGGGATAATGATAACCTTCATTTCAACATTGCCAAACTTAACTTTCTCAGGAAGTAGCTTCTGCAGAGCTTCACACTTCTCTATTTTACTGACCATAAGCTTTAATGTCAGGTCAGAATCCTCAAAACGAACCGTGACATCAGGATCTCTGCTAAACAGTGCCTGAATTTTATTGGCATAATCATACCACGGAGGTGACATTGCAACTTTCCCCATAACTTTTAACTCCTTTAAGATTCGTTCTGCATGTGTTGCTATTAGTTCATTACAACTGTTTGTGACTTTTGAGGCACTTTTAGTAAAGATCCCGGGAGTTTCATATGTTAGGAGGTGGACTTAGCATGAAGAAAGCATGAGGGGGTATGAAGCGCCAGGATCGTCTGTGGTTGACCACTCCGCAAACGACAAAGACAGATCACAAGTTTTCTCCCGGGATCTCTATTAAAAGTGTCTCAGCACAAAAGAACACCAACCGCCCTCTCCAGAAAACTCAAAAAGCTCTGGCAAAATATCCCCCCGGAGAATTTTTGGAG